AGTATCACCGTTCTATTTTAATACACACCACTTTAGAATTATTGTTTGTTACTAACACTTTAGCTTTTGAAAGTGCGGTTTTACATGCTTCTTCACTTGAATGACTGCCAACATGATAATGGTCAAACGTGCCACTAACTAACTGTAACCAAAGCAAAACCCACATTTACCACCTACCTTGCCACTTACCAATAAAATAGAAAAGAATAAACAAAAGGCCACCACTAATAACAAAGATAAAAGCACCGATAGCAAAGTTAATAGCCGCATCTATCTGTTCTTGCTTCTTGTATAACTCTTGTTTTCTTTTCCTACGCATCTGTGCTTCAATAGCAAGCACTTCTTTCCACGCACTTGGTCCGTAGTTCCAAGAGATATGATTTTTAATCTCTTCTCTCATCTGTTCCATTTTTTTCTTATTAGCAAAGATTTCTAGGGCCGTCTCTTCGTCAGATCCCTTAAACGTCTTTTTCCAAAACGGGGGATTTTTTTCTCGCTCTTCAAGGTTGGTGAAATCAGAAAAGGCTTTACCCCACTGGGAAAGCTGACCCGTCATATCTTGTAAGTCTTTCCCCGCTCCGATAGCACCCTTGAGCGCTTTAAACGCCCCTGTCGCCATCATGACACAACTGACGGGGTCCATATCCTAACTCATAAACGTCATACGAAGAAGTAACAACAAACTTGCACCACTAATACCAATCATAATAGCTTCAAGACGTTTGATACGATTGTACAAATCTTTAAACTGTATCTTCATCTCAGTCTTAATCTCTGCAACTTGTATCTGCAGTTCGTCAATGCGCTCATGCGCTGATGATACTGTACGCTTGTCCATATTAGGATACCACAACCCAATTTGTTTTTGATTCATCCCATGAGTATTCACGACCATCATCAGGATACGATACAGGAGGCTCATATTCACATACCTCCTCATTAAAAACCCAAGACGTTATATTTGGATGCGCCTCGTTCCATTCATCATGGCACCGCTGTATTTTAGCTGCTTTTTCTTCAGCAGTCATTGCTCGAACATGCCACACATCTTTATATTTTCCATCGACAAGAGCATACTCTAAGCCATTATGAATAAACGCTTCAGAAATATCTTCTCCAATAGAACTGTCAAATGTTTCATACACATCTGGTTCAGGTGGAGCTACTCTTTCAAACTCCATCCACCCATCAGGGGGAGAAGTTGAAAGATCATGATTTGGATAGAGTTGCTGTAAGTTAGAAGCAAAATGAGGATGCCCTATATATTTATTATCCTTATCTACTTTTATGTATAATTTTTCAGACATGCTATTACCCTACTCATTTGTTGTTCTTGTTGACGGAAATTGTCTAGCACAACCGGGCCATATGATTCGGACCCCGCCATTGTTCCCATAACCTTGAGTAGAATTACCTCCTGAACCGCCTCCGCCATAACCAAGGTTATGCGCTGGTGAAAGGCAGCTAGAACCTTGTCCTCCTATGCCTGCGGGCGCAGAACCCCCTGCTCCAGTGGCACCTTTTCCATTCAAAGTAACACCGCCTCCGTAGCCCCCTGCCGCAGTTGAGCATCCAGAACGACCTCCGCCGCCTCCGCCGCCTCCACTACATGCCGCAGCAGCAGATCCTGCACCGTAAGCTCCGCCGCCACTACCGCCATTACCTGTGTAGCCTGCGGCTCCGCCACCACCTGCACCACGTCGATCACTGGTACCAAGGTTACCACTACCGCCTCCGCCGCCAGAAGCTCCTGTTCCTGTTACAGCAGAGCCGCCGCTGCCGCCATAATGCCTGTTAGTATGTGAACTTCCTCCAGCAACAACCGTTGAATTGTTAAAAGTAGAGTTTGTTCCAGACATACAATAACCACTTGAACCACGGTTTCCCACAACAACAGCATAGGCTGTACCGGGTGAAACGGTAATGTCATTTACATAGGCTAAACCGCCTCCGCCTCCGCCTCCGCCAGATGAAGCGCCTCCGCCAATACCACCGTTAGAACCCGCACCCAACGCGATAACTGATATTTTTGTAACACAAGCTGGTGCTGTCCAAGTATATGAACCAGCCGACAAAAATTCATTTTGGCCCGTAGGAACAGTTGCGGTTACTGAATTACTTGTACTACTTGCTACGCTAGTACCCACATTTGAGGTAGAGGTTGCTGTAAACGTATATGCCTGACCAACTGTTAAACCTGTAACAGTAAGAGGCGATCCGGCACCACTTGCGGTATGAGAGCCACAATTAGAAGTTACAGTAGTACTTGAGTACGAAGCACCATGCACATTGTTTGTGGTAAAAGGAACAGACGCACCGTTACCCCCAGACAAAGCTACTGTCCCAATTGTTGGAGCGTCGGGTATAGTAGGCCATGTGTTATTAGGGGCGTTTAAACGAGTGTCTGTTAGCCCCCAAACACCAGAAGCAACTGTAGCCGTTGGGTCAACTTCAGTGCTTGTTATAATTCCACCTTTATATCGTTGTCTCATAGTTTTCCTTCTCCTCTACTATTATTGCGGTAGATGTGTCTCTATCTATCTGTAACACACCATAGCAGAAAATATTATAATCTTCATCATTTTTGTCTTTTTCACTTTTTACTGGAACACTAATGTTTAAGTTTTTAAATATGTATTCTCTATCCTCATTTTCAAATACTCGCCAAACATGATCCATAGTCCCTCTTCCAGTCCTGCCGCGTGATTTATTAAAACGTATTTTGTACTTTTTCATATGACTTCAACCGAAATATTAGACTCATTGTTTGAGTTGTTATAATAAGGATCAGGTGCTACATACAAATTAAAATGAACAAACCGAAAAGAATCGTCCGTTAAATTTTTAGAAAACGAGTGGGCTAACCAAGAATTTGTAAAAATAAACTGCCCCGGTTTTGGATTATAAGTGACAGCGGGACTAGCAAGTGTAAGTTTTTTATTATCTTGTTCAGGTAAACCTCCCTGTATTGCACCAGCTCTAGGGTCATAAAACACTGCTTGCGGAGCGGGATCGGGAACTTCTAAAAAATAAAACCCTACTATTTGTGAACCAAAACGGTGAGTGTGCTGTTCCATTAAAGAATGTTTATAGTGCTCCTGAGTCCACATTTCAGAAAACATGGTAGACATACCTTCCATCGCATATCCTTGCTCACGCAATATATTCCAAGAGGTCTGCCCTACAAAATTTCTAAACTCTGTAACTTCAGGAACATCAAAAAAGTTGTCGGTCATAAGAACAGGATGCTGTTCACTAACTCCATAAATTTCTTTTTTATCATCTAAAAGTTTTTGGGAGACGCTATTCACATCTGACAAAAATTTAAGCATCTCGACAGAATAAACAGGAGAAGCAAAATAAAAATCAGCAGAAAGCTGTACAACCTTTTCTACTTCTTCAGATTGAATAGGATCGTGTCGCATGTTTTTTCGCCTATAGAAATTATGCCTTCTATGAAATCTCTTCGTAACTGACGATAACTGCTAAATCATTAGCCGCAGAAGCAGTAGCTGTAATTGACGTATTCTCTTCTAAATATATAGCGGTGGTTTTGTCCATAACTACTAAAGAAGCATCTGCTGGAACAGAGACTGTGGATACTAAAGAATAAGCGGTCCCACCCCCAGAAGCTGCGCTGTGTACATTAACTGTAACATTACAAGCGTTAGATCCATCTACGTTAGCGACTTGGATCATGTTGATCTTAAACACTTTATTACTTGAAGCAGCGTTGCTAACTAATGTTGTTGCTGAAGTACTCGATAAAGCAATTTTTGCCGTTTTTCCTGTGATAGTAGCGACATTTACTATATTTGGTGCTGACATTTTATTTCTCCTTTAGTCGAACACAATTGACATTCCAACTACAAATCCTTTTGAGATTTGAGAAGAACTTGAAAAACTAAGAGTTCCAGAACCATCAGTTGATAAAACTTGTCCACTACTACCATCTGAAGTAGGTAAAGTAAACGCTGTTACAAACGCTTGAAGATTAGCATCGTACGCAAGAACGTTTGTGCCTATTGCAAGCCCTAAATTTGTTCTAGAAGTGGACGCATCTGCAACATCTGAAAGATTATTTGCGGCTAACAACCCAGAAAAAGTTGTTGTAAGATCAACTACTGCGGCACCAGACCCCGCCCCGTCACAGTAAATTATAGCAGAGCCTCCATTTGCCACCGCAACATTTGCTCCTGAACCTTGAGAAAAAGTGCAAGCTTGCCCAGAATTATTATCTACAAAGTATAACTTTTGTGCATCGTTTGGAGCTACTGTAATAGTACAGGCTTCTGTCGCGCCACTTAGGACAAGAACTTTATACATACCGTTTGATAGAGATCCATCTGACGTGGTTAATGTATGCGCCGCGCCAGAGCTAGATAAATCAATTGTACCTACCCCGTTTGTAATACGGTCAATAATATCAAAATTAGTATTTGTAGTCGCCCCCCACGCACCGGATTGCGTTCCCGATTCTATCTTTTCTATACCGCCGTTTGTTGTGTATGTGCTTGCCATATAATATCTCCTACGCCGCTATTTCTGTCCATACTGTACCCGGATCTGGAACTATTCTACCCCAAACAATTGGAGATGTCACTTCACCAGTTGCAGAAACTCCCGTTGGAGAGACCACTGCTCCACTCGTTACTGTTACACTGCCTACACCACCTGCAGCTTGTAATCCAGATGTGGTGGTAACCGTAGCCCCCGTAGCAGTAACAGTGCCCACCCCACCTGTGCCACTAAGCCCAACTGGAGAAACTGTTGCATCAGCAGAGATTGTTACTGACCCTACTCCACCCGTAGCCTCTAATCCAGCAGACACGATATTTGCGTCTCCTGTAATTGTGGGGCTTCCTATGCCACCCGTACCAGATACGCCTGTTGGAATTACGACAATACGTGGAGTTACCGTGACCGACCCTACTCCGCCCGTACCAGATACCCCAGTTGGAGATACTACCGCCCCAGCAGCAGGTGTTGGAGAGCCTATCTCACCTGTGCCAGAAACTCCTGTTGGTATAACTGTAACATTAGAAACATGAGAAGCACTACCAACTTCTCCAACGGCTTCTATTCCTGTTGGTACTACGAAAGCATTACCACCAGTAGACATACTGCCTACACGACCTTGTCCTTCAACCCCAGTTGGAGAAACAACAACTATATTTTTAGCGTCAACCTCTCCAACTTGCCCTGTACCTGCAACACCTGTGATGGAAAAGTTTGCTTCACCTGTAGCAGTGACAGACCCTACACCACTCGCAGCAACTAAACCCGTAATACCCGGAGATATATCAGTAACACCGCTGCCCCCGAAAGTTGTTGCTGAAAAGGATGTAAAGCCAAACATCTATTTATCCAAACACGATTGCCATTGCGATTGCCTTACCCGTAGATGCGCCTGCGGACGTTTGAGAGGAACCATCCGAAAAGGTCAAAGTGTCCACTTCCGCCGTACCTGTTACGTTAATACCTGTGGAGGTGGTTTCAAATTTAGCCGCATTATTATAATATAAAAACACACCTGCGTCTTGATAAAAACGTGCCATTGCTTCGCCAGTGTACTTATCTATTGCGACATTAGCAGAAGCACGAATATTTAAATTACCTGTTCCTGCATCATCAATATAACTATTAGACCCATCATGGTAAATCTCAAGATCAGACCCTGTGCCAAAGAGGGCTTTGCCACTGTCAGGTAATTTTATGTCATTACCAACCTCTAATGTGTCTCCAATTATTGCTTTGCTATTACCTTGAGATAAAGCCGAAACGCTGCTTACACTTGAAGACGGTAAAGCTGTGAGGGTGTTTGACCCAGAGTTTACAATACGACCATTAAAATATGCGCCAGTTGTTTCGTGATAAAGGTCAGGGTTTGTAATTTCTAATGCAACGTAACTTACTGAGCTATATGTAAGTGTAACTAGCCTTGCCGACGGTTGACCATTATGTGCAACACTATGCCCCATGAGACTTCCAAGAGGTGTAGTTGAACTGCCTGAAGTTACAATCATATTCCAACTACAAGCATGTCTGAGACCGCTTGTGCGATCCATTGTGATTGTACCGTTAACGTCATTGCTTGCAGCATTAAGACAAAGCAAAATGTAAACAGGGGCTGAATTATCCCCCCCATCCATCTCAAATCTACGATTGATGAAATGGTTTTCTTGCATAGCAATATGTGCTGTGCCGCCGATGGTTAAGTTGCCATTAATTGTGTCAGCTTGGTCGCTCCGTAAATAACTAGAGCCTTCCACACCATCTAACAGGTCAGCATCTAGGCCAGAGCCAGAACCATCTGTTAAACTTGTCCAAACAGTTTCGTAGTTAGATGTACTACCCTTAACATACATTAAGTTATTGTTGCTTGTATCAACAAATACTTTGCCTACTTCTCCAGACGTATTGCTAAACTTCACACTAGGCCAGTTTACTGCATGGTTACGTAGTATCTCTAGCTGTTCACCCCAATCATCAGATTTGGCAATAATTGCAGGGCTAGTGCCAGTAGCTACAGTTATAGTTCCTGATGCACTGTCAGCAGCATCACTTCGTAGGAAGCTGCTTGCATGTAGGCTGTCTACTGTGTCTGCATTTGTTGCTGTTGTTGCAGTAGCAGCATTACCAGATGTATCCTGATTACCTGATGTATTAACGCCGGGTAGGTTTATGTTTGCAGAACCATCAAAAGATACACCGCCTATATTTCTAGCCGTTGCTAAAGTAGCCGCTGTAGATGCAGCTACGTTAGTCACATTACGCCCATCCGCCGTTGCAATATAACCACTCGCATCAAGGTATACGGCTTTTTCGGCAGGTTGCGTAATAAACACATCCGCAGCGCCTGCCGTTAAGTTTATAGCATTCCCAGAATTAGAACTCTCAAGAACGGTTGTTCTGGCGAGTGTTGTTCCAGACGAAGTAAACGTACCAAGTCCAACCTCAAATTGCCCTGTACTACTTTCAAATATGGCGTAATACGTGGTATCACCATTAGACAGAACAGAAGTAAATGTTTGAAATCCTGCAACAGCCCCACCTAATGTTAAAGTTGAAGTACCAGTGGTAGAGGTAGTTTCTTTTACCCTATCTTTTACAACAAGTGCCATCGCAACAATCTCCTATCTAGTACCGTTTAGGCGATTCTTATAATTGCGTTTGAAGCATCCGCTGTTGGAAAAGCAATTTGAAAGTCGCCTGCCGTAGATGTTTTATTTGAGCCAAAATCCAAGACAACAACAGTGTTAGCTGTGCCTGATCCACCACCTTCAGTTGTATTATAAATCAATGCACCGCGAGCCGTAATAGTTGCAGATGTAAATGTAATGTCTGCAAAATCTGTAAGCGCAGTTGTACCTGAAGTAGTTGGGTCAACACGAGTTAAGGTGCCACCGCCTGCGGAATAAGAACCAGAGTTACTCACTTCGTTTGAAGTTGTGTAGGCTGTGGTTGCCGCAGTAAATGTAGCACTGTTGTCATATAATGCGATTTTGAAAGTATCTCCACCGCTGTTTTTAAAATCGTGACCGCCCTCAAGAAGCTCTTTCTTGAAAGAAGTACACATAAAGTTTCCGTTAAAGGCCATGTTAAAGTCTCCTTATAAGTTCAGCCAGTTGGGGATGACCTGCATCAACAAGCGCATTACACACAGTTGTTCGGTCACTACGAATAGCCTGTCGCATATAACTCGCAACAAGCGTTTCAATGTGCTTAGAAAAAGCACGAGCTTGGTCTCTGACGCCGGGATGCGTATTATCGGAGACCGATATGATCTTTTGGACACACTGTTCCGCAAGTTCATCTGGGGTAAAACCACGATTTTCTGTAGTATTAACACCTACTACACTGTCATATTGTGGTACACTTACATCTATTTTAAACATTAAATATCCTAACTAACTGGGTTTCTTGGTTGTCCAGAACGATAAGTATCTCCTCTTAACTTACCATCTCCAAGATTTTTGAGAAGCCCCATAGAAAGAGCGAACATTTTATTGTACATTTCTACCATGTCCTGCTCACCTTTCATAAATCGAATTGCCTCAACTAATGCGCCATTAAGTAATGCAGAATCAAATTCTTCCCCCAGCCATGTAGTGTTCGCAGTTACAATTGATTGTGGGTAGTACCCATAGTGTAACTCTGTTTCATACGCTGTGTCTGGTGTTGGGCCTAAAATAAACGCATCATCATCAAAATTTGCGTAATGCACGGGCACACCTGTGGTAGTTTGATTTGGGTACGCTTCTCGAATAAAATTGACATCTTTGTCTAACAAATAAATATAGTTACTAGAACCATCAACAATCGCTAAACTATACGTGTACAGATAATCTGAAGGTAACGCTAAGTATTTATTATTAGCGGTTAACGTAGCGATTACATTTTTACGTAACGCTGGTATTTGTACAGAGTTGTATATTTTCTGTTCTGCTTGCTGAGTAAACATAGCTAACTGGTCATCTGTAAATGTATTCTCACAGATGTCTTCTATGTTAGTTTTTAACTCAGTATAATTCATGCGCTATGCCATTGGCCCTCTTGCAAATAGACCTTTTGTGGCAGCGCCTGTACCGCGAACCTTTACCCCATTAGTTTTTTTAGGGGTTTTTGCAGTTTTAACAGGTTTACTTACCTTACCGCCTTTTTTGTAACTTTTTTTCATCATAGTAATCTCCTACATCATTGTTACAATAACTCAACTGACAAATCCAGTGAAACTCGCAATATTATATTATGTTGTATTAAGTTGCCCCCCCATAGCACTGTGAAATTGACAATAGTAATAAAGTGTTGGCGCACCAGAAGCGACGGTTATAGTTGAAGTATATGCAGATGTGTCTATTGTCACTCCTGTTGTATATTCAGACCCCCCTCCATGCGTCCCATCAGAAGTAGTTGAAAAACGAAAAGGATGTCCCGTGGCAGCAGACCAATTAAATACATACGTACTACCTTCTGAAAGAGTAAGTGTTGGCTGCAACGCACCGTTAATATAGTATCTATTCCCCGAACCGGGGTTAGCCACAGTTACTGTGTATCCTGTATTTACACTTATTGTTGGAGCGCCAATACCTGAAGTGCTAGCCACACCTGTGAGAGTAATTGATACATCTACTTCGGGAGATACTGTAACAGTACCCACCCCACCTGTAGCAGCGACACCTGTAACATTAATTGTACTACTTGTACCAGAAGTAGCTGTTACTACAACAGCCCCCACACTTGATCTCGCTATTAGGTTATTATCTTGTAAATTAAATGGATCATTTAAACCGACGGGATTAAAACCATATTGATTATTCCTAGAAGGTGCTAATTCAGCGGTATCTGGACGAGGATTACGAAGTGCTTGTGGATCATTTACAGGAAATTCTCCTAAACTAAGTTGCGGATGGTCTGGGTTCCAACACGTAGGACACGCAAGCGTATTTGTATTGTTTCCTTTTACATACAGTGGGCGTAACTCTTTTAGTTTGTAGGAAAACCCACAAACATCACATATCGCTAATGCTTTTCGTGCAGACGCAAAACGGTCCATTACGGCCTCATCACATTAGGCACAAATCGAAACGGAGTTTTTTCTCGGTCCTCTCCCGCCGCTAAAACAAATTGAGCTTCGTACTCTGCCTTTAACATATCCACACGAGGCGCTAAATCAGGTACTTTCATGGCAATATGGTACGCCAGCCCCGCTACTAAACACGGGAGGAAGCGGAAATTCATATCCGCTGTTTGAGTACCAGAGCCAGCGTCTTCAATCCTGCGCAACCGCCAATATACAAACGTATAATCGTTAGAGTTAGGGACAGGCCATACAGTAATACGTGGTTGATCTCGCAAGCGTTCAATAAACACTTGAATCGGCCTACCAGTATCAGTTTTATTGGGAATAGTAGCAAAGGTACTTACACTAATACGTGACACTGTGAGATCTTGTTGTGAAGTACCACTTCCTGTACGCACAACCTGCTCAAGCAAATCAATAGTATCAGCGGGTAAATTATAAGTAGCAGTATCTTTTGTAAGGCTTACAGTGCCTTCATCAATAGTCCACAAGTTTATCCCACGGTTTTGCCATTCAATCGTCATTAGATTCATAGAACGTCTAGCAGTACGAAGGTCGTACCCAGACCGCATTTCTCGACCCGCACGTTCCCATGCTTCTTCAGCAATCTCCGTAAAGTCCATATTGAACGCTGTGGTGCCCGACGTAGCCATATTTATTTACCTTTAAAGTGTGCCTTTACTTCCGCAAGAAGTTTAGCTTTAGATTCACGACGGTCTAACTCAATTCCTTCTTTTCGCATAAGTGCCTCAAGTTCTAGTTTAGACATATTATCGTATTTGGGTTTTGATTTTCTAGTGGGGGCCGCAGGTTTGGGCGTTTCTACTTTAACACCCATAGATTTCATTTTAGCTTCAGCTTGTGCTTTTGTCATCAAGTCAAAAACTTTTACTTCATATGTACCATCAGCATTCTTTGTGCCAATTTGATACACTGGTTCACCCGTAGAGAACCTGCCATTTTGAAAAATTTCCATATCCTACCCTTACGTATATAATGTTTGTTTTCTTTTATTCTCCATAACCGCGCCACAACCTCTTGCAATAGAGCGTTTACGGCGTGCTAATCCACCATTGGACAATTTTACTGTAGCAGCTTTTGTATTCTTTACTACTGTTTTGCCTTTTTTCCCTTCGCGTTTTTTCTTTTGCGCGGTTTTTCTTTTTTCGTCTTTCGAAAGACTATTTGCTTTAGCTTTTGGAAGACACCTGTCAGGGTTCTTTTTATCTTTTGAAGTGCCGCACGGGCCTTTGACTTTACCATCGGTTCCAATCCTTACCCATTGCTGGTCTCGCCATTTCTTTAGCTCGCCCATTACTTTTTCGCCTTTTTGCCTTTGCCATACTTAGGATCTTTACAGTATTTAGACGCTGCCATGTTTGCATACGCGGAAGGATACGTATCAAAAGTACGTTTTGCCCATGATTTACCCTTTGCACAAATCTTTCCGCCTGATTTATAATATCTACGCATGAACTATCACCTCATCTTACAGGGTTTAGCACCGCGAGCTTTACCATACCCACGAACTTTACCACCGCCTCCAAACTTTCTAGGTTTGGCGTACGGTCCTTTACCTTCTAACATCATTATCTCGTCTAACAACACTTGGTACATGTCGTCATCAGGTGACAACCCCGCTAGCTGGTCTCTTAATTGTGCAGAACGATTCTTGTTCATAGCATCTTGGCAGGGCGTACACCTTTACGAGCAATGCCCGCCCCTCTTACTTTACCGCCTTTAGCTGCACCTTTAGCTTTACCACCTGCGGCATAACCTTTTTTAACTTTACCGCCAGCTTTCATTTTACCTTTGCCGTCAGCAGCGTAAAAAGGAACCGTATTGCCCTGTTTGTTTTTAACCATTTCTAACTTACCGCCAGCTTTGAAGCCTTTTTTCATTTTGCCGCCAGCTTTAAAGCCTTTTTTCGTTTTGGTGTATGGGGTGCCGCCAGCTTTGAAGCCTTTCTTAGCCATACCACCAGCTTTCATATTTTGTCCTTCTGGCATAGTAAGTGTAGCTGCGTCTGTAGCCTCTCGCATAGCCGCACGATTTCCTCGTGCTACAGCGCCGCCATCGTCTACAGGACGTGCTCTAGGGCGCAAAGATTTTGTAGGAGCGCCACTTTTTTTCTTTTTCATTTTTGAAGGTCGTACTTTAGGTTTCATCATTGTCAGTCTCCTTATACAAATTGTTAAATACTCTATTCGTATCCCAAACGTAATCTACATCTTCTTTTGAACCGTAGGAATGTTGATTCGGTTTAAAGTCTGGAGCACCTTGCCCTGTTTCAAACCACGCAGGGTGCGTAACACGAACCCGATTATTTGGTAATGCCACCATATTTCCAGTATATTCTCCAGCGTCTAACAACTCGAGTACATGACTTTGTTTGTGTTGTGCGGGATCATCTGCAACTTCACTATCAGTATAATCAACAGTAAAATAGTATTTTGCAGGATAAAACTCGCCATCAACTTTAGCTATCCATGGTGCAGGAGATGCGCGTTCTATTTTGTAAACTGAATGAGTATGGGACATACAATCCCAAGGTTGTGCCATATACGGAGGCAGTTCCGTAGGCCATTCTTCTAACGGAGTATCCGCAACGAGGGCAGTGAGTGGCATACGTGCCCACATAGCTCCGCCATGAACATTCGGATCATCTGTATCGTCAGATTCGCAGCCAGTAAAAATCACTTGGAAACTAAGTGTTCTATTTGGCATTGTGGTTACTGCAACAACCATGGCGTGTAAAAACTCTCCGTGATAGTCTTCTAAATTTTTTGTGTATTCTCTTCGTACCCATGCCTTAAAGTACGGAATACTACTTTGTAGATACGGCATTAATTTCCTTTTTACGTTTTTTAGCTGCAGCTTTCTTACGCTGTTGAGACAGTTTAGAAGGTGGCGTTTGTATTTGTTTTTTCATATTTGCACGACTAATAGCCATTAGCAATTCCACTTCCGTAGACTTTTATTGATACGACTATTTGGATCATTAGCTGTTTTTGCGCTTGTACGGCTTTTTTTCATGCCCTTCATACGAGCGCAAAAAGACTTACGCCGTTTAGCAGCTTTAGAACCTTTTTTAAGTTTGCTAGGTTTTGTGGTGACAGCAGTTTTTAACTTGCTGCCGGGGTTAGCTTTGCGGTAGCTAGCAACACCTTTAGCGTTAAGTCCACCAGACTTACTTTTGCCTTCTTTACGTTGCCAAGCAGGGGATTTTACGCCCCCGCCTTTTTTATAATAAACCCGCATGTAAGCACCCTAATTGTAGAACACTGTTATGGCAGTGATGTTTGTTGCTGCAGATATATACACATCAGAAGCACATCTAATACCATCATTAGGAATATTGACAGAATGTGAGTCAGACGCCTTAAAATCCAAATCTAACACTGTACTGCCTCCATTAGCGTCAGTAATTGTTAGCCTGCCCGCACCGCCAGAATCTGTTAAGACTTGTATTTGACGAATACGTGCGGGACCAACCGCTAAAGAACCTGTTCCAGTAACACGTTTTGTTAATACGTCAGAGGAATGACTCATGTATCACCTCCAATTATGATGCGTCTGATGAACTGGAAATACCAAAAAACTTCAGAACAATTACAGTGTCGCCGCCGGGATCGGCTGAGACAACTAACTCAACCTCATCGCCCACAAGCCCAGATACTCCCGTGGTAAAACCAGACATACCAAGAATACCGTTACACCCAAAGAAACCTTTGAACCCAGTGCTATTTAAAGCCACTGAAATACCATCCACATAACCGTCTGTGTCTGCATCTGTACCGATATCAACAAGATTTACATTGTTAGCTGCTGCAGTGGTTACGGCAATCGTTACACCCATGGGTATAAAATTAGCAGGGATGCCAACAGCCCCCTCTTTACCCGTTGTAGCACCGTTTGCTACGGTAATCGTGGCCTCGTAAGTCTGAAGCGTCATAGTGCTAGTAACAAGGCCGCTTGTTGCGTCTTTAGTAATGTCTTGAAAACCGTTTTCCGACCTTACTGGGCCGGTAAATGTTGTATTAGCCATGTGAATCTCCTGTCTTGGCTAGTGTCAGCCGCCCAATGCGACTGTCAGGGATTAATTACTTATATCACAAATAAAATAAAAATAAAGGGGGCAAAGTAAATCGCCCCCTTTTTAATGTGGTTATGCTCCGGGTGACCCGAAGATACCCAAGGGATCAGATACCCCAAAAGAATAACGCTCACGTGCTTTATAGCGACTATTGCCTGTGTCGAAGTCTGCATCCATAGATGTAGCCATCGGTGCACGAACAAAGTGCTTCAGCCCGTTAGGAACGTCAGTCATTAAGAACCATGCGTCTGTATCTGTTAGATAGTGGTTAACCGCATATCCTTCAGGTACAGAACCATTGTTGCGAAGTGCGTTGATATCATTATCCGCTGTTCCAACGCGACCTTCTGTTTCTAGAAGACGAGTAGCAACAAATTGTAAGTTTGATGGAATAATCAACTTACGCGGCATAGCTGCAATCAACAACCCACGCTCATCTGTCCACTGACCAATTTGAATAACGGAAGCTTCAAGAGAAGTTTCGTTAAGGTCAGCAGCAACTGCTGGTTCGTTTGAGTTAGTTCCACCAGATACTAACGGGTGAGCAGTAGAACACAAAGGTTGACCGTCACCATATGTAGTACCAGCGGCAAAAGCGGTGTTAAGAACTGCAGCAGCTTTAACTTGCTTAGTATACGCCATAGCACGAGCCAACGCTTTTGTATAACGAGCAGACAGTGAGTCGTACAAGTTATCCTCAATAGCTTCCTCAGTAATAGAGAAACCCATCGCAATGGTTTCGTGTGTATAGCGTGCAGTCCACGCTTCTTGAGCATTATCATACTCGATTGCAGAACCTTCATCTTTAACTGGTGCTGCAGAAAAGCCTGATAATTTGGTTTCTTCTTCAAACGAGCGATC